CCTTTGATCTAATCCCATGGCCGTCACCGTTCTGTCCGGTACGTCCGGCGCTCTGTACTACAAGCCCGCAGGGACCACCGGCACGTTCGGTGAGTCTGACGTCGCTGTCGCCGACGATGAAATCACAGTGCAACCTTACCTGAACCTTCAGGTTGGTGATCCTGTGGTGTTCAGCCTTGTCAATTCTCAAACCGGCGGCACCGGCACCGGCACCCTGCCTGCTGGTATCACAGGAGGCACCACCTACTACGTCATCGGTTACACCGCTTCTACTGGTGTGCTTCAGGTGTCCGACACGCTTGGCGGTTCGACCATCACCATTACCGATGACGGCACCGCCAACGCTCCTAACGAGTTCCAAGTGGCCTATGCCGATTACGCTGCTGTCGGCCAGGTGCAATCTTGGAGCTTTGAGATCAGCCGTTCTGAGATCGACGTAACCACCATCGGCCAGGTCGGTACGCAGTACGCTCCATTCCGTGCTTACATCCCTGGCTTTGCCGATGGCAACGGCAGCGCTACGGTTTACGTGACCGATGAGGATGCAGCGCTTTCCAACCGCATGGTCGAGGATGTGCTGCAACGCAACCAAGTCGGTTGCGCCTTCAAGCTGTACACCGACAAGCAGGGCACCGAAGCTCTGAGCCGTAGCATCAGCATGGATGCTGTGCTGCTGACCGCCAGCCTGAACATCAACCCCGATGATGCTCAGCAGGTCGAGATCACCTTCCGTCCGACCGGTGCTCCTGCCTTTGACTTCAGCACCAGCGTTTGATACGCTATCTCTGGAGAGAGAGCAGCCCCGGCATTGCTGGGGCTTTTTTATTGCTAGAGTAACAACGAACAGGATATTTTTTGAGCATGACCGCAAAGCTGTCCGCATTGGATCGCCTGAAGAAGGCAGCGAACCTTGTCCCCGTCAAGAAGACCGTTGAGCTTAGCAACGGCGATCAGTTCGAGTTTTACCGCACTCCGTTGACGATGGCTGAGCGGGAACGCGCTCAAAAACCTGCCGGTGATGACGTAAACGCTTTTGCGCTGCAACTTTTGGTGCAGAAAGCTATGGACGAAAATGGGCAGCGTTTGTTTCAAGCCGGTCAGATCGCAGAACTCAAAAATGAAGTCCGTGACGCCGATTTGCAAGCGTTGATGCTGGCGGTGATCAGTGAGGACACTGAGGACGAAGTAGACGCAAAAAACTGAAACGGGAGCTGAAGCAGGATCACCTGTTACGGCTCCAGATGGGTGTAGCTAAAGAGCTTGGTTACACCCTTGTCAAACTGAATCAAGAAATGACTTTAGAGGAAGTCATGCTGTGGTCAGCGTATTTTGAGTTGTACAACGAAGAGCAAGAAGCGCGGATGAAGCGGCGGCGGTAAACTGCTGATAGGTAATGGTGTAGCGCAGTGGCTGTCGTCGCCAACGTTGCAATCAATGTTGATTCACGTGGTGCCGTTGGCAAGCTGCGTGAGGTTCAAAATCGTACATCTTCGCTTGAAAAAGCAACCAATAGCTTAACACGATCGCTTGCTGGACTTGCTACAGCGTTTGGTGCCACATTTGCCTTGGGCAAAATCATCAATGATGTAGCAAGACTTGATACCAATTTGCGTAGGCTTGGCACTGTTGGCGGTGATGTTCAAGGGCTTAGTAAGGCACTTGATCAAGTTGGCAAAAATGTAGATGGGATTGCAGGTAAAGCCGAGCTTGCAGCTGCAAGTTATCAAGCGTTGTCGGCTGGATTTACTGAAACCGCACAAAACGCAAAGGTAGTCGAAGCTGCAACCAAAGCTGCCGTTGGCGGACTGGTTGATGTAACCAGCGTGGTCGAAGTAACAACTAAAACGCTTAATGCTTATGGGATGAGCGGCAATGATGCCATTAAAGTCACGGATAGCATCAGCAAAGCAATTGAATATGGCCAAGTTCAATGGTCTGATTACACAAGTCAATTGGGTCGCGTTGCGTCAATTGCTGCGGTTGCCGGTGTCAGTTTAGATGAAGTCAACGCATTTATCGCGGCTGCAACTAAAAACGGTGCAACAGCTGAAGTTGCATTTACTGGCCTTGGCGCGACGTTAAGCACGTTGCTGCAGCCAACTAAGAGTAGCCAAGAAGCTGCTAAAGAGCTTGGCATTGCGTGGAATCTTTCTGGATTGCAGGCCCAAGGTTTTGATGGGCTTATTGAAGAGCTTGGCAAGAAAATGGGCACCAATCAAGAGGCTGCCGTTCGATTGCTTGGTTCGCAGGAAGCATTGCGCGGTGCGTTCTCTGCTGCATCTAAAGGCGGTCGAGATTATCGAACAATTTTAGAAGGCCTAGGTGGTGCTGCTGGCAAAACGCAGAGCGATTTTGACGCAATGAAAGGAAGCGTTGAAAATCAAATCAAAGCGCTTAATACAGCATTTACTGCTTTAGGTGTCAAGTTGTTTGAAGTGTTTGGGCCAACACTGACGGATCTAGTTAAGGGAACTACGACAGCGGTAACGAATGCGGTTGACGCTTTCAATGCGTTACCTGAACCTGTCAAAAAAGGTGCCACCGAACTGGTGCGACTGATAACTCAGTTGTTACTGGTCAAAAAAGCGCTAGAAGGAATTATTGCATTACGCACCGCATTTGTTGCGACAATGGTCGCAAAAGCCGGAGCAATTGCAAGCACTGGCACTGCCGCTAAAACGAGTGCTTCTATGTTTGCTTTGTATACAGCAAACACAAAAACATTGCAGGCGCAGGCAGCCACTGCAACGCCTGTTCTCAGGGGAATGCTTGGCGTGCTTCGTTCACTGGCATTGATTGGTGTAATCACGATCGGTGTGGACGTGATCGTAAAAGGTATCGGAACCTTGATGCAGGCAAATGCCGAGTTAGCAAAACTGCGTGGTGAACAAGCAGCAGGTGGAGCTACAACTACATTCCAAGGTGCTAACCGTCAAACGGTTTTAGATGCTCAAAAGCAGGCACGGCAAACGTTGCAAGCTATTGAAGCTGAACGCAAGCAAAGTAGAACTCCTGGCGCAAGAGTGCAGCAAGCCGCTACAGGGATTCTTGGTGTGCTGGCTCCTATGGTTGGCTTGCCATCCCAAGAAGAGATGGCCGCACGACCAGCTCAATTGAAGGCTAGAGAACAAAAAGCAAGAGATATTTTGAATCTTCCGGTTCCTGCGGCAGCTAAACCACCACAATTACCGGAATCACCAGGACTGCCGCAAACGCTTTTAGACGGTGGCGGTACAACAGCTAAGACTGCAGGAGCAGGCGCAAAAGCCCAACGTGCAGCCGATGAAGCAAAGCGTATACAAGAGCGCATTAGTGGCTTGCAGCAAGATGTTGCGCTTAATGAAAAACTGCGTGGAATCAGGGAGAAAATTGCAGAAGCTGATCTGGTTAGCGATCAAGCTCTTGCGGTTAAACTTCAAGGGGAAGAACGCCTTCTTCAGCTTGTTGACAGTTACGATCGACTGAAGGCCAGCGCTGCAAACAACGCAGAGCGTGAAGCGCTTGAGGCAAAGCTGCAAAGCGAAGCATTGCTTGTGCAGCAAGATGTCTTGACTCAGTTAAGCAAGCTAGATAGTGACAAAGTAAAAGCATTTGAAGATCAGCTGCGTCCATTGCAGAGCAACGGAGGTTGCTTGAGGCTCAATTGAATGGCCGCAGAGAAGAAGAAAACCTGATAATCAAAATTGAAAATGCGACTAGAGGACTTGCGCCGGCAGAGGCTCAGCGCGTTGAGAATATACTTCGTGGCAATGCTGCATTGGAAGAGCAGCTGAACAAAGTTGATGCTTTTAAGGAAGTGTGGGAGGGCGTTTCATCTGCCGTTGCTAGCACTTTCAGTTCTGCTATTGACGCTGCAGTTGATGGCACTGAAAACTTAGGCGAAGCATTGCAAAACCTCGGCGCTGATCTCCTTAAAACCATTGGCAAAATGCTGATCATGTACGGCATTGCTCAAGCCTTAGGCGCGCTTGGCGGTGGTGCTGGCAATCCCCAAGGCGTTTTTAGCTTCCTTGCTCGCGGCTTTGGTTTCCGCGCCAACGGCGGCACCGTCATGCCCGGCAACACCTATATGGTGGGCGAACGCGGCCCAGAGCTGCTGCAGATGAACCGCGACGGCAGCGGCCAAGTCATCAATAATAACCAGTTGTCATCCGCGATGAACCGTTACCGCAGGTCTGGCAGTAGCACCATGATGTCACCCGATGGTACGACAGAAGCGCCCGGCGGCGGTGTTGCTGTTGCCGATAAGCCAATCGATGTACGCTATACCGTTGAACGTATCAACAATGTAGACTACGTGACAGCGGAGCAATTCCAAGTTGGTATGCGTGAAGCGGCAAAGCAGGGCGCGATTCAGGGTGAACGCTCTACCCTCCGTCGTTTGCAGCAATCCCCAGCAGTACGTCGCCGCACTGGACTGAGCTGACATGCAGTACGCAATCGGCAACTATCTCGCATTGAGACCCAAATCACCGACAATCGTTTACCGCTTTCAGAACTTTTTTATCGGCCAAACAGCTCGATTGATTGGTCTTCAAT